TTGAAGACTTTTAACATGAATTACATTAGGTACATTAGGTGCATTTGGATTTGATTTATTTTTTTCATCTACCATAGTGCTAAATGTTTTATACTGAGCCATTTTATTATTATTCGCAACTCTTTAGATTCTGTTTTTAAAGGTAAAATTAAGTAAAATATAAATTAAAATCTAAATTTGAATTTATATTTTCAAATCGGAAGAAAGGATTAATCATGATCCGATCACTTACAGATATAGAAATAGAGGATATGGTATCTTTCATTCAACCTCAAAAAGGTATTCCTGTAGACACAGCAATGAGCGTTGTGAATATCCAGAAACAAAAACTTCGTGTGCAACTAAAAACTCAAAAAGTATATCCAGAAATTATTCCGGCTCTAAAAGAAGAAATTCAAAAAAATTACTATAAATCTCTTATAGATCCTGGAGAAAGTGTTGGAGTTATATGTGCACAAAGCATTGGAGAAAAACAAACTCAAACTACTCTTAATTCTGTTGATTGGACAGAAAAGCTTCTGTATACTCAAGAAGGTAAAACAGTAGTTGAACCAATTGGAAAAATGATTGACAGACTTTTAACTCTTGATTCAAATAATATCACAAAAATTGAAGAAAATAGAACAGAATATCTTCCTCTTCCAGAAGGATATATGATTCCTTCATGTGATGAAAATGGTAATACTAACTGGTATCGAATTGAAGCTGTTACAAGGCACTTGCCTGTTGGAAAACTTGTACGTGTCGTGACTCAAAGCGGTAGAACAGTTACTGCAACTCAATCAAAATCTTTTCTTGTTTGGGATGGTACAAAGTTTGAAGGTGTTCTTGGTTCTGATGTAAAAGTAGGTGATATTCTTCCAACAACAACAAGTTTGAGAAAACCAACAGTCGAACATTCATACTTTGATATGGAAACTATATTTCTAAAAAATAAATATCTTTACACAACAGAGATTATCAAATCGCGAAATCATCGCTTCTCCGGAAAGCAAGGTTGGTTAGATACTAACGGTGTTCACTTTACAGTTCCTTACACACGTCCTGATGTTTGTTTTGGTAAACGTAAAAGTTACTTTCTTTCTTGTCAACCTGGTTTAATATATATTCACACTTCCAATTCTTTTGTATCTCATATTCCAGATAAAATTCCTCTTGACAATGACTTTGGGTTTCTGATAGGTATTTATCTTGCAGAAGGGTGGTGTACAAAGACTTTTGTAGGAGTTAGCAATAATGATGAAGTAATTCGAAAACGTGTAACAGATTGGTGTGACAGATATGGAGTCACATATCATCTTGTTACAAGCCAAGGTAAAAATGTTAGAAACGGAACAAGTAATGATTTGAAGATTCACTCAACTCTTCTTGCACGTATGTTCAAAATTATTTGTGACACTGGTTCTGCAAACAAACGAGTTCCAGAATTTTCTTATACAGCTCCTGAAGAATTCATTAAAGGTTTGATTGATGGGTATTGGAGTGGTGATGGAACAGTAGATAAACAAGATGGTTCAGTTAGTGTTGGTTCTATATCTGAAAATCTAATTTTAGGAATATCCTTTCTTCTTTCCTATTTTGGAATTTTTGGAAGCTTGAGAAATAATCTACAAAAGAAGAATAATATAGGAAGTAAAAATATTAAGAGAATGTATAGATTAAATATACGTAATAGTTTTGCTCAAAGATTTGCTAGAGATATTCAGTTAACAGAACATAATAAACAAGAAAAATTAAGAACTATTACATTATTTAAAAAGTACAAATATAATCGTGGAAAATCACAAGAAGAGTTTCCAGTGCGTGATGTTTATTTTGACGAAGTCTTGTCTGTAGAATACGTAGATGGAACAACAGAGTATGTTTATGATCTAACCGTAGAGGTCACGAGGAATTTTCAGCTGTGGAATGGTCAAAATTTAAGGGACACTTTTCATAAATGTGGGCAGTCCGAGAAGACAATGACGGCCGGAGTTCCGCGTTTTCAGGAGTTGTTAAATGCTACGAAGAATCCACGAATTGTCAATCACAAAATCTTTTTTCAAAGGGGAAACACTTCGATTCAAGAAATGAGGAAAACAGTAGGATCAAGCATTGTTGGTATGACGATGGCTGATATTTCTAAGAGTATTACTATTGAGATGAATAAGAAAGATGAGCCTTGGTATCCTGCATATAAGATATTATTTTCTGACGAATTTTCTGAACATAACCATTGTATTACTTTTAATCTTCATATGAAAAAACTATTCGAATTTAAACTTACAATGCAGCAGATAGCTGATCATATTCATCAAGAATATTCAGATTTATATTGTGTTTTTTCTCCTCCTGCCAAAGGACAATTGGATGTTTTTGTGGACACTAATAACATTCATCTACCTGAAAATAGATTATTGTTCGTCAGTCAAGAAAATGCTAAAGTAATCTATCTAGAAGAAGTAGTGCAAGCTACTTTAGAAAAAATTTATATTTGTGGAATCCCATCCATTTCTGAAGTATTTTACCTAAAAGAGGGAAAGGATGAGTGGATAGTAGAAACCAACGGATTTTGTAGCAAATCTATATCCAAACAATACTCATCATTCAAAAGACTGTTAGCCCATCCTGAAGTTGATTATACTAGAACAATATCAAACAACGTCTGGGATATTTATGAAGTTTTAGACATAGAAGCGGCTAGACAATTTTTAATAGAAGAATTTATGGGAATTATGGAAGGTATTAATACTTGTCACGCTATGATTTTGGTTGATCGTATGACTCATAACGGTACAATATCTTCTATCACTCGTTACACTATGAAGAAAGAAGAATCAGGACCAATGGGAAAAGCTTCTTTTGAAGAAACAATGGATAATTTTTTGAACGCTGCTGCTGAGGGAGATCGTGAGCCTACTGAGGGTGTTTCAGCATCTATCATTTGTGGTAAGAGAGCTTCTATTGGAACTGGAATGATAAAATTGAGCATTGACATTGGAATGCTACCAAAGACTTTTGGAGATACTTTTCCACAAAAAAAAAATCGTTCTCGTAATATTGAGGATAAAGTAATGAGTACTGTCAAAGAAAAGAGTGACAAAATTACAGGGTCAAAAATATAGAAAGGTTAATGAAGTATTTGAAGATGAACAACCAGAATAATAATAAGTATTTACAAAATAAAAATTAATTTTGTAAAAGCTTTTCTAAATAAAATCTTAAATGAATAGCAAAACAGTCATTACATATAAAAAAATAACAGATAAGTATTACAAGATAAATTATTTGGGTTTGAATTGTATCATGAATATTTCTAACGGATATATCAATTGTTCAAAATTTTATCCAGAAAAATCAAAAAGAATTATTACATATATAGACAGACTTAGATATAAAATTTTTGCATCATATTATATATCAAACATTGCAGAGTACTCTGCCGATCTATCAATAGAAGTAACAGATGTAGTTAAAAAAGCAAGAGGAATGTATTTACATCCTATTCTTTTTTTAGATTTGGCAAATTGGATATCTCCAACTGTTTATCATAAAGCTATACGAATAATATCAGATGTATTCATAAAAGAAATTAATGTTGAAGATAAATTGCAGAATATTGAAAATACTCTAGAAAAAGTTCTTCGAGATTAATCATAATACAAAATGTATTATGATACAAAATGCAATTACTTTTTTAAATTTTTTGTATTTTTTCTTTTTCAACTTTTAGTAAAGATTTTACTGCTTGTTTTTGCCACATTTCGTTATAATTAAATTCGCAATTGTGATCATGAATATGCAAACCGCAATAGATATTTTTACATCTACATGTGTGAATATTAATCATAAGAGAATGTATCTTAGAATTGCAAATTTTACACTTAGACATTTTATATTCTATTCTATTCTTTAATAATGTAAAAATTATTTTTTTGTTTTTTAAAATTTAATATAAGTTTCTTGTTATAATAATAAATGAGAATGGATGGAAAACACACAAGTATGTGGGGCGTTTGGATAATATTATCAGTCGCCGTACTTGTCTCCTTAGGAGTAGGTCTATATTTTATAATTAAACATTCAAAACGTTGCAAGCCAGATTGTTCTGGACAAAAATGCACTGATGGTTGTGGTAAATCATGTGGTTGTACACACGGTTGTGACGGTGGAAAATGCAAGAATCCGCCTACTTCTGCGGCTGTTAACTCAAGTTGGAATTCAACAACAAAAAGCACTGGAAAAAATCATTTAAAACGGTTATTACAAAACTCTAACGATCAAGTTTTGAATAATCAACTTCCAGAGTCTGTGATAGAATGTGCTCTAAAAAAGATTATGGATATATATAAGAATCCTCAAGATTTCATTAAGGCTTTAAATAGTCAAAATATGTTGAACTCTTTAATAACCATTGTGAAGAACTGTATGAAAGAATCACCAGTTGATCCTCCTGATCCTAGTACAGTTTGCAAAGAAAAGTGCAAAATTGGAGAAAGTTGTCTTAAAAATGAATGTATTCCTAATACATGGACTACAGAATTTTATAACAAATTTAGAGATAATGTGTTTTCTGATCCTATTTTTAATCAAAAAGGTATGAATATGAATAAACATATAGCAAGCTGTATTACTGACGGTATGAAACGTAAATATAGTAATCCACAAAGAATGGCTAAAGAACTTGATATTGACACTATTGTTACCATGTTGAAGAATTTATATACACAATGTACTAAAGAACATCCGCATCCGCATTCACGTCCGCATTCACGTCCGCATCGACATCCTCATCCTCAAAATCCTTGCAATATAACAATTAGTGATGAATGCATACGTAAAGGTCAAGATGCCCGTAATAATGACGACGATTGTGTAGACACAATTAATGAATGTGAGATAATTGGTGGTGGAACGATCACTCAAGATTGTCAAGACGAATTAAGAAGAATTTCTGCAGAGACTTGTCATAATATGACAAGGCATAAACCTAGAAGACACCGACATGGAGATGAAGGATATTATTATTGCAATCCTGCCGTTCCTGATTTTTCTAATAAACGTGCATGTGGTTCTTGTATGTTTGTTACTGATGAAGATCAAGTGCCAGAAGGTTTTCCACGTGCTAGGGGTGTAATCGGACCAGACGGAAATCCAAATTGTTCAGATTTAGACTTTTGCCAAGATAAAATGTATTGCCACCCAGAACCAAATACGCAACTTTCATCCCGAATTTATCCGAGCAAATTTGAACCTGTTGGGCCTCAGCCTGGTGACTATTATTGCAACCCTTATCCTTCTTATAATCATAATGATCCATATGCTTACTAGGGTAAGTGTACACGTATTACTGACGAAAAGACATTAGAAGACGTAAGAAACAAAAAATATCTGTTTACTGCAGCTGACGACGACCAATGTAGCCAAATAGCAAGCTGCCAAGTCCAAAATTTGCAAGGAATTTATTAAAATAAATGTAAGACTTGAATAAAAATTAAAAATGAAATTTAAACTCTTGTTTCTAAAAAATAGAAAACCATGTCTATTTTCATCGAAGATTATACTCCCAAATCTTTTGTAGTTAGAGGTGATACTAGAGAATCCAAGGATTCTCTTAAAGCACTAGGAGGTAAGTGGAACAGTAGTCTAACAGATAAAGATTCAGGTGATAAGTTTGGAGCATGGCTTTTTTGGAGTGATAAGCGCAAAGATCTGGATTCTTGGATTAAAAAAGGGTGTCCAAAAATTGATGCTAACCTTGGTGCTACTACACATGTTAGTACTAATTCTCTCATGTCTAATAATGTTGAGAGGAGCTCGGTAAGCCTTGAAGCAAAAATAGATGCATTAACAAAGATGGTCGAACAACTTTGTCGATATCATCAAATAAACGTTTCTGCAAACGTAAAAAAATCTCAAATTCTTGATTCTGACATAGAATCAGATGATGATATACCAATCATTAAACCAAAACGTCTATTGTCTAAATAAAGTCTAAATAAAGTCTAAATATTATTTCTGATACTAATATAATATCAGAAATTTAAATTTGATTCTTAAGGACAAGATTCTTAAGAATAAATTAATATACAATGGGAATTAAACATTTTTTTCAATGGTTCAAAAAACATTTTGGGCAACACATGCACAAGATGAAAAAGTCACAAAATTTTGAGTCAATCGGAGTTGATATAGACAATTTGATGATTGATATGAACGGAGTTTTTCATAATTCTGCTCAGAAAATTTATGAGTATGGTAATTACAAGCCAAATCCTCGATTACTTCGAAGAAATAATAACAGAAAGAGAAATGGTATTAATGAACAACTCAAGGTTTTTCAAGATGTTTGTCAGAATATTGAGCATTTGTTTATTATAACAAAACCAAGAAAAAGACTTATTTTGTGTGTTGATGGGCCAGCTCCTCTTAGTAAACAAAATCAACAGCGCCAACGGAGATTTCGTAGCGCTATGGAGTCATCTGACGATTCAGGTTTCAACAGCAATTGCATAACTCCAGGAACTAAATTTATGGATTTTTTAACAAAGTATATAGATTGGTATATTCGTAAGAGAATAAATGAGAGTGAGGAATGGCGCAAGGTAGAAGTTATTTTTTCAAATGAGAAAGCTCCAGGAGAAGGAGAACATAAAATAATAAATTATATTCGTTACTATGGAAATAAGGAGGAAACATATTGTATTAATGGAATGGATGCAGATCTTATTATGCTCGCTCTTGGTACACATATGCCAAAATTTTATATTTTGCGCGAAGATATGTATGATTTTGAAAATGATTTCTTTTGCGTTGATATTGGGTCTATTAGAGGTGAATTAGCGAATGAATTGTCATGGAGTGGTGGTTCGCACAAGTTTGTAGAAAGATCAGCCATTGATGATTTTATCTTTTTGTGTTTTATGGTTGGTAATGATTTTCTTCCTCATATTCCATCAATAGAGATTATTGAGCAAGGTATAGAACTAATTTTGGAAGTTTATAGAGAGACTTGTGGTATTCACGGTCATATTACTCGACTTATTTCCGATCGGGTAGAGTTTTGTATTGTTCCACTACAAGTTTTTTTGAGTAAAATAGGTAATCATGAAAAAGAAAATTTTGAAGGAAAGCTCAAAAAGAAGGATGAATTCTTTCCAGATCCATTGTTAGAAAGTTGCGGTGAAAAACAGGATTGTGGTAGATGGGAGTTTAATATTGAAAAATATAAGATAGAATATTTTAGTTCATCTTTTCCAGAAGGTACCGAAGAGGAAAAACTGTGTCACGACTATCTAGAAGGTATGCAATGGGTTTTATCTTACTATACTAGAGGAGTTCCTAACTGGAAATGGAATTTTAGATATCACTATGCTCCTTGTGCTTCTGTACTTGCAAATCATGTTCGTACTTTTTGTTTTCCACAATATACAAAAACTATACCAAGCACTCCTTTTCAACAGCTTTTGTGTGTATTACCTCCAAAAAGTGCTAATTTAATTCCATCACCTTTATCTAATCTTTTAACGGATGAGAAATCACCATTAAAAGATCAATGTCCAGATATTTTTGAAATTGATCTTCGAGGTAAAAGGAGAGAATGGGAAGGAATTGTTATATTACCGATGGTTGATTTTAATTTAGTTCGTGATTGTTATATGAAGATGTTAGATAAGATAGACAAAAAAGATCTTAATAGAAATATATCTGGTCGCTCTGTTGTATATGAGTATATTCCTCAACTCCCAGGAATTTTCAAATCTTATTACGGAGATATCGAAAAATGTTGCGTTCGTTCTAAGATGATAGATTTATGAAGTAGTTATTATAGGTAGTTTTCAATTTATTTTTATCTTTATTTATTGTAAATGAATAATACCGAAAATAAAATTAGGTATTCAAATAAAGATATATTTATTGGTCATCCTTTGTTGCTCCAAAAAAAGGAATCTAAAAAAGATATGAATAATTGTTTACCTAAAACTAGTAGTGTTTTAGAATTAAACAAAGATTTAGAAGACAAGTTAACACGTCGCAAATCTGGTAAAGGTAAGAAGTGTCGTAGAACGCGAACTAATTTAAGTGAAAATGATAAAATCTTTTCAGAATTTAGACTAAACAATATAATTTCTTTTTATGATGAGAAAGATCAAAAATGTGTATTGAAAAATAACACTGGTAACTTATGTAACGTATTTTCTACAGAAGAACCGAAGGAATTTGATAAGAGTTACGAATCAATGGACGATACAAATCTTGAAATGGATAGTATTGGAAAAAATGAATTTTTAATGAAAGAAATTGGAAATAAAAATCATGTTGATGTAGTGGAAAATACAACAACTTGTATTATAATTTAGTTTTATAAAATTGAATTTTTCAGAATATTATTTAAGAAATAGTAGTAATGAATTCTACAACAGAATGTTTTAATTATGATCAAATGTCAAATGATTTTTTCATAAATAATAATAATAATAATAATAATAATAATAATAATAATAATAATAATAATAATAATAATAATAATAATAATAATAAAACTAAGAAAAAGAAAGAAGTTTCAAGCTCTAAGAAAAGCTTGAAAATTTTACACAGAAAAAAAAACTTTAGATATAAACCATATTAATAATATGTAAAGCATGATATGATTCATTATATGAATCATCTCAAACGATAAAATATTAGAAATTTATAATGTCGTAAATTTCATTGTAATCTACTATTTTACTACTTTTAGCTTTTTTTAGAAACCAGTCGTTGTCTAAATTATCATTTTCTCTATTGATTACATCACAGTTAAAATGATCTGATCTTACTAATATTGTTGAACCTTTTTTGTCTACTAAAACCGAGTCAGGATATTTTTTTGATTCTTCAACCATCGTATAAATAAAATCTTGTCCATATATTTTGTTTTCATCGAGAGATATAATAATAGTATTCTTTTCTTTTTCCCGTAATAACATTGGAATAATTTTTGTTCCTTTTCCGCAATCTTTACCTGACGGAAGAATAACCGCAATATCTTTAATATATTTTGGTATATTATAATCTTCTTCCAGAGGAGTTATCATAGCTATTAGATCAACTTTTACTGTTTGATCCATTATAGAATTTATAAAAGGTTTAAGTTTATCTATTTTATCCTTTTTACATGTAAAAGATATAACTACTTTATTAGAAGTTGAAGCTTTTGGTAATTTGCTATAATTTTCAATTAATTTATTAGGACACTTAATATGACAAGTCAAATATCTGGTTATTCCAAAGTAGGAAGAAAAAATTATAATTAAAGAAAGAATTGTAGATATTATCGTTATGATAATCAAAGTACGTTTTCTCATTTATCTATCAATAAAGATTTAGTTTGAAAATTATAAATTATAAATTATAAATTATAAATTTATAAAAACAATATTAATAAATGCTAGAAATAACAAATGCTAATTATATACCGTTTAGTATGATCAAAAATTCTAGAGCTCCAGAAAAGGATCCAGATGTTATTATTTATCCAGATATATTTAATGGAAAAATTTCTGATATTATGTTAAAAAAATTAACCGAACTTGAATACACAATAATAAAGTTTTGTATTTCAGATAAATTAATTACTTCATCAAAAAAAATGTTGTGGTTTTCTGATGATCCATCTTTTACTTTTGTATATTCTAATAATCATATGATTGGTCTAGAACCAGAAAAAACTCCATTATTCATAAGGTGTATACAGATAGCAGTAGAGGAACTTACAGAACAAAAATTTAATTCATGTGTCCTTACTGTGTACGAATTTGAAGATGATAGTATTTTGTCAGAAAAAGAAGATCATGATTGGTACGGTGATATTGAAGCTTCAATAACTTTTGGAGGAAATATTTTATTTCATTTAGACAATAAAACGAATAGAAAGAATAACCTTTTAATACCTGCTACAAATGGTTCTGTAATTATTATTAGAGAAGGTGTGAAAAAATATTGGGATCATAACATTCAAATAGAAAAAGGTACACGATTTAACCTAAGATTTCGTAACATTACTAAAAAATTACTGAATCTAATGCCAAAAGCAAAAACTAATTGTGATGGTAAAAATATTGTGCATTTTAAAAAAATAAACCAAGACGTGCTTTTAACAAAACAGGATTCAGAGATAAAATACTCATATCTTCCAAGCCCTCTTGATGAAACAATTACTTTATCAGATATATATCTTAATAATGATCAACGTTACGCTTTGATATCACAAATTAAAAAAGCAATGGCTGGTTCAATCAAATCAGATGGAGATCAATGTGTAAATGGTTTGAAACCAACTCTTCTTAAACAATTAGAGTTAAAAAGATTTTTAGGTAGAGGAACTTTTGCAAATGTTTATGCTGCATGTTCTCCAGCTCCTTGCCGTTCAGATGCTTACAAATTTGCTGTCAAACTAACAATTATACCAGATGAAGAGTTCAAATATTACTATTCTACAAATAAACCATCATGGCATGAGCCATACATATTAAAAAATATGATTAACCCATTAGTCATAAAAGGTATTTGTCCAAACCTTCCTCTTTTAGCAGAAAGTTATACATGTTCTGATTGCGATTTTAAATTCAATGATGCAGAAGATGTTGATACCAATAAAAAAGCATCATGTCTTATTTTACTTATGGAATTAGGTACAGGAGGTGATATGTCTGGATGGCTTAAGCGTGATAAAGCGCCATCTGAAGAAGAAATATTAATATCTCTTTTTCAAATTATGGCTGGTGTTCATGCAATTCAGATTTATGGTCAGATTTTAAATAATGACATAAAAGCACAAAACATACTTTCTTATAATATAAAATCAGGAGGTTATTGGCATTATGTTATTCATGGTCAAAATTTTTATGTACCTAATATGGGAAAACTTTTTGTTTTGAATGATTTTGGAGTTTCTCGTGTTTTTAACCCGAATCATAAATTATCTTATTTATTAAAGGAAAAATGGGTTAATCTTGGAAACAGATATGCAATGATTATCAATGGAAAATATTCTCCATTAAATGCAAAAAATCCGATTGATGATAAATTACCAAGAGTTAAACTTATACATTGGGAACATTGCGATAAAAATTCTGGATCAAAAACGATTGAAACAGCAAAAAGTAAAGGTGGAATTGCAAAGATATCGGTATCTGATAAAAATGAGATATATAATCCTAATATTGAGTTTACATCAGAACAGTTGAAAGAGTTAAAAAGGTTAGGTATACCTGCAGATTCTGGAAATAAAGAATTTTACAATCATCCTAAAGTTATTCCACCTCTTCAATTAATAGGAGATACACAAGATGTTATTTTAACATTTACTGGTGGCAAAAGAGCAACCCAGCCAGGAAATCATGCATCTTACGATTCGATACCACAAAATATAAAAAAATTACTTGAACCATATGTAATAAAAAGATATGTGAATGGTGGTCACTACATAGACGATGACCCATCCAAAGGAATGGCTGGATATTTTATAACAGATTTTTTTACTCGTATTTATGATTATACTCAAATTCCAATTGGAGAGAAACTTATTGCGACATATAACATCTCTTGACACATTATAAAAATATTAATTATTTTATAGTTTGCACCATGTTTTATTAAGTGTGCATGGATATATAATTATAAAAATTGCTGCTCTTATTCATAGTAAATTTATTTTGAAATAAATTTTATACTATAAGTATAAAATTACTCAAGATTCGTCTTACAGCATATATTTTTTAGAAAATCATGATAAAATTCTGTTTTTGATCTATCTGCACCGTTATCAACTCCAGATTTTTTTTTAGAATTTTTTTCAAAACACAATTTTTGTGTGTGTCGAGAAAAATAAAATACGCAAAATATTTATATTTTAATTTTTTTCTAAAATCAAAAACTAAACTTTTTCTATTCATATTAAAATTTTAATATGAAATAGTAAGTATTTTTCTGATTAATTATAAAAAAGATTTGAGAGTTTTAAAGGTATCATACCACCGTGAATGCAGCATATCTCTTCAAGTGTATTATCGTAATAGTATTTTAATGAATCCATCTGTTTTAAAATATTAAAACAGTTATTATCAAACTCATCATTTTTAAATGAAAAAACTTGTCTAACAAAATCCTGCATGATTATTATTAGTAATTGAATCAGATCGTAAAAAGCCTTTATTTTCATCCGTTTTTTTTCACGATTCATTAATTTTAATTCCCATGTTGAAGAATCAAACTCTTTGAGTAAATATTTTATTCTAATATCAATATTGTCCTTTACTTTATCATTACGATATTCAGGGAGAATAACTTCTTGAATATGATCAATATACCGATACATTTCGATTAATTTTTTACGCAACTCACTGTCTGTAGTTGCCTGCGTTATTCTTGCCATAAATGTTCTAACATTTGGAATTTCTCCACACGCTAATACGTCAATGTTAGGTGAATCTTTAAGAGTTCCAAGATATTCGTAATAATGAGGATTATGAATAACACCTGTCTCAATCTCTCCTGTAATCCAGCTGAATGCTGTGTTGCATTGAGTGCAAAACATTTGATCACATCCACCTGATTTTATGATAAGAGTCATGCATTTAGGACATGGTTTAGACATTTTTAATATTAGAGATGCAGTTTTTATGTCATCTTCGTTACATTTGTGATTTTCTTCATCTATTTTAGCGATGCATTTGTTACAAACATTAATTTTGCATGTTCCACATTTATAATTATCAGATATAAACCCTCTACAATCTTCAGGACATTTAAATATATAATTTACTCTCTTTTTTTTAATTAATACATTTTTTGGTTTATATGTAATTGTTTGAGACTTTAATTCGTTCATAGACTTTGTCATTAGATCTTTTTCAAGTCGTTTTTTGTCAATTATCTCTTTTACACTTTCATATCCAAGATGCTTGTTTAATCTAGTTAATTTAAAATTTGTAGGCAAACAATATATTTTTTGAGAAAGCTCTTGTATTTGAGATATAAGGAACGCCTCTTCTTGTGTTTCAGGTAAGAGCATTTTTTCTTGTTCTACTATATACTTTCC